CCAGTATTAATATCATAATATTCATAAATATCACAATAAGAATCATCTTTGTTATTTGAATCATATGATTCTTGATAACTAGAATCTGTATAACTACGGAAAGATGAAGGAGTTAATTCTTTCCTAGCAGCAGCCTCATACCTAGTATCATTCTGTACATCTTTAAAAGGCTTGCGTATTCTTTGAGCAATCCAACGGGCATCATCCATATTGGCTGCATCTGGATCAACAAACATATCAAACGGATTAATTCTTTCCGCAAACGGTCTATCTTCTCTAATAATAAAGCTTGATTCTACATCGCTTGTGACATTATCTTCTGCTGCTTCATCAGCGGTATCTTCAATGTTATCTAATTTTGATTCCTCAACAAAACGATAACCAGTCTTAACCCAGCCATGACCAATAATCAAATAATCCTTTACTGCTCTTTGGAATTCACTTTGGCAATCATAATGCTGCCACCAATAGTTAATAATAGATTCTGTAAGAATAGCTTTATCGCCATCTGATGGTTTACGAGGGTTTACATTGATCTTTGGTCTTCCGATAGCAACCGAAGGGGCTAGTGTATTGATAGTAGAAAAACAAATATTGACAAGCAAACGATCACCAGTAGCCATACCACGGTATTGCCTACCTCTGTAAAGATTAATTAGTCGTTGCCATAGATTGTCGTAGCTTTCATTAACACGCCATTTTTTAGCGTATTCAACACGACTTCTTTGAGTAGATAGTTTATTTTGGTTAGATTCTCTTGCCATATTTTATTCCTTCTCCTGTTTAAATTAACAATCCCATTTACGCAAAGCCAAAGCCTTGCGAGTAGGGCGACCTTTTGAATCCTTCATTGGACCTGGGTTGCCACCCATTCTTGCACAAAATGATTTACGCCTAGCTGCTGCTTTCGGAGACTTAGCTGCTTGCTTAGCGGATACTGGTGGTTTTAGATTCATACCTTGAGCTTTTGCTGACGCACGACCTTTAGCATTTAATCCACCAGTAGGACTTTTGCCTTCTTTTCTTTGCCAAGCAGGAGTTTTAGCCATTACTTCTTTTTCTTTGGTTTCTTTTTAAGCGCTTTAAAATCTGCGCCAGTTATTGCGTTTACTGGTTCAGCCGCAGAAGCAATTTTCTTTTGCTTAGGCGACATTTTTGCTTTTGTATAAGCCTTTCCCATTGGTGTCTTTTCCATTTTCATTTCTTTTTCCTCGCTGCTTTCATATTGTCAACTAAATTAGGATATGGGCGACCTGCTTTTTTAGCAGAAGCTTTAGCTGATGCTTTTTGTGCTGGTGTAAGTTTCTTAGATTTACCCAAAGAAGCAGGTCTTTTCTTTTCCCAAACAGGTGTTGTTGTACTCGTCATAGAGTTATAAGGTTTCTTAGCCATTATCGCTGGATGCTTGTAGTCAAGATATTTACTGTTGCAGTTCCAGACGTAAACGAAGTCATTGTTACTCGCAATAATCTTGGATGAAACAAGTTGGTTCCCATATAAAACATGCCATTTGCAGTTGTTGTTGCTGTTAGTGCTGCAAGTGAAGCGTTAGTTGATTCTTTGGCAACGGTTGACACAAAGTTTGTTCCATCATTGGATGCTTGAAAGGTAATTGTACCTACCCATGTTCCAGTAATTTGAATTGCTATGTTGTCTGTATATGTTAAATCAAGTTCAACATAATCAGCAGCGCTTGTTAATGTATCGGTTGTTACTAGTGGGTTAATCATTATTTACTCCTTTTATTCATAGCACTGTTTTTCATCATTTTACCATCTGGCATTTTGTGCATAGATTTTTTTGCCTTAGATACTTCCTTCTTCTTATCTGCACGACTTTCCATACCTTCTGCTGATTTATAAGCTTCTTTAAAACCCATTTTCTTTGTTGCTTTTTTGTACATATTATTTGCTCCTTTTTTTAATAGATTGTTTAGCTTCAGACAAAGCAATTGCAATTGCCTGCTTTCTTGATTTAACAACTGGACCAGTCTTAGATCCAGAGTTTAACTCACCCTTCTTAAATTCACGCATTACTTTAGATATCTTCTTTTCAGATTTACTTTTTTTCATTTTTCTTTGCTTTTTCTTTTTTTGCAATTAGTGCTTTTGCTTTTTTTAAAGTCATTGTTTTTTCTGCTTTTTTAAATTCTTTGTCAGAAGATTTTTTTGCGGGGACATCAATTTCTTTTGTTTTTGCTACTTCTTTAATAATTACTTTAGCTGCTTTTTTAATACGAGATTTCATTTCTTGTCTCCTAAATGCCAATCAATATGACCATCTAATTTATCAGCAATCTTATCTATCTTACCAGCTAATATACCATGTTGCTCGCTACTTTCTTTTCTAAAAGATTGTAGTAAAACTACTGTTGGACCGCCAATAACAGCAACAATAATTGGGACAAGCCATTCCATTAGATCAGTTCCGCTCTTGCTGGAACCTTAGCTATCTTTCCCGATTTAAAATCTGGACTGTCTTCATAGCTTCTTTGTATTTCACGGATGGTTGGACCATTCCAATTTGACTTGCCTTCTTGAGCACCTTTAAAGCCAAAAGTTATTGAACCAATATGACATTTAAAGCAAAGTTGTCTTTTAATGTCACCTTCTAGGTGAATTGGGCTATTGCATGTTAAACATTCCATATATTCTCCTATTAATAGATTAATTCGTTACATTCCCTAGAAGGAATTGAACTCTCCGATAAGATATCGCTCTCTTGGTTTTTCTGGCTTTTTCATATTGGATGTAAAATAATCTAAAGTTCCAAATGGGGCATCAGTTTTAGGCTTGTATTCTGGCAACCAGGCATATTTAAGCATTTGATTAGAAATAGCTAAACTCATAACACGGTCATCATGTGGTGATCCATGCATAGAACCATTATCATCTCTAACAAATGTTTTCAATTCAGCTACCGTTAAAGCACATCCAAGATCCAAAACCCCATCTCTTAAGTTTGCACTAAGTTCATCAATTGCCAATGGTTTAGTTAAACTTGTTGTTCTCCAACCTAAAGCCTCTGTAGCCTCTGCATGTCGTTGATTCAATCTACGCTGACGATACAAATTATAATAATTTGCTTTATTTAAAGCCGTTAAGGTTGTTAGACCGTGGTTATTAGACTCTACACCAATCAATGCTTGATTATAGAAATAACCTAAAGACAATAATACTTCTTCCCCAAACTTATCTGGATCAACATGACCATGCCAATGGGCTACGATCTGCCCAGATTTAGCGTCAATGACATGAGCTGATGAATAATCTCCTCTTGCCAAGCCTTCTGCAACATCGGCTCCAATTGTATATACCGCACCAAACTGAGGCAAACTCCATATAGACAAAGGACCACCAGATGATTCAAAGATATATGAATTACGAACATCCGATAGTTTCTTGAGGAAACCTTTCTTTGGTTCATCTGTGCGAAGTCTACTTAAAGATTCAGTATCAAAAACTGGTCTTCCTGAACGAATAAAAGCTTCTTCAGGATTAGATGGGTATTCTTGATGTAATTGCCAAGGTGGTAGTTCTTCTGCCTGTGCATCATACCAAGCCTGATCTCTATCCCCGTTAGCAGACCACGGGAAGAATATGCCCTTAAAACGGTTTGTGCCGTTCTGAGAGCCATGCCAGAGATTGTAAAAGATGTTTCCCTCACCTTTTGCCGTGGATAGACATATTACACGACCACCGACATCTGCAATAGGTTCAATTGAAGCCCAAGCCTCTTCGGGATTAGGCAAGAAAGCCATTTCGTCAATAATAGCCAAATATACAGATTCACCACGAGCTGGCTCATTTGCTGATGGCAATGATTCAATCACAGAGTCATTATCAAAAGTCATCTTAAGAACATTGTTTTGTATTAATTCTGGACCAGCAATTTGTAGCCATACAGGTAAAAACTTATACATATATTTAGTCTTCATCAATAACTTAGCAGCTTCTCTTTCTGTCTTAGACAACATTACAACAAATCTATCCGACCAGAAGAATGTTACCCAGAATGCATATGCTGCTGCTAATGTTGAGAATCCGATCTGGCGAGCTTTGAGTACAATTGTATTTCTATTTGTTAACCAAGTTTCTACTGTTTTTATTTGAGCAGGTCTTAAGATAAACTGAATGCGACCTTTGCTTGGATGTTTAATATATACATAATTATTGCAAAAATATTGAAAAGCTTCTGACAGTTCTTCTGGAGTTGCATTTTCTGGTCCACGACACTTGCGATAATTGTATTCAACTAGTAATTCATTTAATTCCATTTTCCCTCGTTATTGTATCCAAGTCTGGGGTTCTTCGTTTTAGTAATAAACTTGACCATCAGTTGTTAATGTTGGGAAATTAATTATCGCCATTGTTACTCCCGTCTATCCACTCTGTACCATTCCAATAATGTTTATTAGTAGGTGGTGATTCCCAACCACTTTCAATTTTTCTCCAACCAGATCTGACATTTGGATGATCTGATTCTAACAAAACCATAAACCCTTCATCTGGTTGCCAAGGGGATATTCCATCCCAAATAATGGAATCAATAACCAACCCATCAAATTGTCTAATGTTAAAATATCTTTTCATAATTATCCAAACACCGTAATTTTAATTCGTGCACTACCGCCTGAACCTCCTGCACCAGCAGAACCGCTATTGCCTCTAGCAGCTCCGCCTCCGCCTCCGCCTCCAGGAACACCGCCAGCACCGCCAGCACCGCCAGAACCGTTCTGACAGCCTCCGCCTCCCCCTCCACCGCCTGCAAAGTTTGTTCCATCTGTTGCATTTGCACCAGCACCACCAGCACCACCACCGCTACTACCAGCAGCTCCGCCTCCACCAGTTAAAATTGTTATTGAAGAACCAAGATCGTTAATAGTTACAGCTGAAGCAATAGTTGTAGTAGATTGACCACCTGCACCACCAGCACGATTTGTGGTATCCGAACGACCAGCCCCACTTCCACCGCCACCACCGCCATATAAGCCAACTGTGCCAGCAGTAGGAATAGCAGATGCTCTAACAGTGCCGTTACCAGAAGTTTGTGGGTATCTACTAGTGTCAGTACCATTGGCTAAAACAAAAGGTAAAGCATGTTGAGGAAATTGATAACCAAGAGGAGTAATACCAGAGTTACTACCAGAACTACCAGCTCTAGCACCACCAATTTTATATTGACCAAATGCACTAACACCACCAGGAGAACCATCATCCCCGCCAGGATTAGAGCCAGCTCCTCCAGCACCAATAGTTACTGTAATTGCAACAGGATGAGTACCAAATGCTGAAGCTGGAACTGTCATTGTAGTGTAATGTCCACCAGCACCACCAGCACCACCATTTGCGTTTGCGTTAGTATCTCCGCCTCCACCACCACCGCCTGCAGCAACCATTTCAATAATATAAAACTTGGCATTGGTTGGACCAGTGTATGTTGTGCTAGATGTAAATGTTTGTGTATCTAATATACCTCCACCAGAACCACCTGTAGCTCCCGTAGGACCAGTTGCACCCGCTGAACCTGCAGCACCTGTTGGACCTGTTACTGTTGATGCAGTACCAGTATAACCAGTGTAACCAGTGTAACCAGTCGCACCTTGTGAACCAGCAGTACCTGTGTAGCCAGTGTAACCAGTGTAACCTGTTGCTCCTTGTGAGCCAGGAGTGCCAGTGTAACCCGTGTAACCAGTATAGCCAGTTGCGCCAGCACCAGCAGCGCCAGTGTAACCAGTGTAACCAGTGTAACCAGTTGCACCAGCGCCAGCAGCACCAGTGTAACCTGTGTAACCTGTTGGACCAGTTATTGTACTTGCATCACCTGTGTAACCAGTGTAACCAGTGTAACCAGTTGCGCCCGTAGCTCCAGTAGCTCCCGTAGCTCCAGCACCAGTAAACCCTGTAGGACCTGTAGGACCTGTAACTGTGCTAGCTGAACCAGTGTAGCCCGTGTAGCCTGTGTAGCCCGTGTAACCAGTTGCGCCTTGTGTACCCGTGTATCCCGTGTATCCAGTGTAACCAGTAGCACCTTGTGAACCAGCAGTACCTGTGTAACCAGTGTAACCAGTTGCACCTGTAGCACCTGTAGCACCAGTTGCACCTGTAGCTCCAGTTTGTCCAGGTCCTACTCGTATTATTGTTACTGCGTAAGTTTGAGGAGGAGATGCAAGTGAAGAACCACGAATTGCATCATAAGAAAATGTATAATATTCATTAAATCCAGAACCACCAAGAGTTCCAGTAGTGCTAAGGCTAAAAGCAGTAGTAATTGCACTGCTGTCATTTCTAGCAAATTGAACTACATCACCAATCCCCGCACTAGCTATACCTAATGTAATGCTATTATTACTGTCGTATTTTGAAATTCTTATTTGAAGAGAAGCATTTATAGCAAATTGAGCAGGGGCTACAACCGTAGTAATATCAGTAGTAGATTCTAATTCATAAGACTTTGCACCCGCTACTATTGCTGCACCCGTGTAACCAGTCGCACCTTGTGTGCCAGTTTGTCCCGTGTAGCCAGTGTATCCTGTATATCCTGTATAACCAGTTGGACCTTGTGTGCCTGTTGATCCTGTTGATCCTGTTGCGCCAGTTTGTCCAGTGTAACCAGTGTACCCAGTGTAACCAGTTGCACCTTGTGTACCTGTTTGTCCCGTGTAGCCAGTATAACCTGTGTACCCAGTTGCGCCTTGTGAACCTGTCGGTCCAGTTACTGTGCTAGCTGCACCAGTGTACCCAGTGTACCCAGTGTAACCTGTTGCGCCCTGTGTGCCAGTTTCACCTGTATATCCCGTATAACCCGTATAACCCGTGTAGCCCGTAGATCCTTGAGCACCAGTTTGACCTGTTGCTCCCGTTGCTCCCGTTAAACCAGTGTAGCCTGTGTAACCCGTGTATCCAGTTGCACCTTGTGAGCCAGGAGTGCCAGTGTAGCCAGTATAACCTGTGTACCCAGTTGCGCCTTGTGTGCCTGTGTAGCCCGTGTAACCTGTATATCCTGTTGCCCCAGTAGAGCCTGTTAATCCAGTGTAACCTGTGTACCCAGTATAACCAGTAGCGCCTGTTGATCCTGTTAAACCAGTGTAACCCGTGTAGCCTGTGTACCCAGTTGCGCCTTGTGAACCAGCAGTACCAGTATAACCAGTGTACCCTGTGTAACCAGTTGCACCTTGTGCGCCTGTTGAACCTGTGTAGCCAGTGTAACCCGTATAACCAGTGTAGCCAGTTGCTCCTGCTGCTCCTGTTGCTCCTGTTGGTCCAGTAACCGTTGACGCAGCACCAGTAGCACCTGTGCTTCCTGTTGCACCAGTAACTCCAGCACCAGTGTCTCCTGATGGAGAAAAACTCATGAAGTAAATAGGATTGCCTGCAGTAGTTGGTAATATTGTACTAGAAATATATGTAACAACTAATCTTCTGTAAACAAACAACCCGCCTGGATCTTGCACATCAGTAATTGCAAAAAGATTATATACTGTTCCAGTGTTAAATCTATCAGTAACTGTTAACAAACCTTTTACTGTATTTGTACTTGCTTCCCAGTTATCCATAGTTGGAAGCATGTCAACACCAATAGCATTAGTATCACTAATAAAAATTCTTGTAACAGATGCTATTGTTGCACTGTTGTATGCAAAATAACCTGAGCTTGGAACAGTATCGGCTGTTGTTGAACTAAAGTTAAATGGGTAACTAGATTGTGAACCTGTAAAACCTGTAGCTCCAGTAGTACCAGTAGCACCAGTAGAACCAGTAGAACCAGTTGCACCTGTGTAACCCGTATATCCTGTATATCCCGTATAACCTGTGTAGCCAGTGTAACCCGTAGCACCCGTAGCGCCAGTTGCGCCTGTAAACCCTGTTGCACCAGTTGCACCAGTTGCACCCGTGTACCCAGTATAACCCGTGTAACCCGTAGCTCCTGTAATACCAGTATAACCAGTGTAACCAGTGTAACCCGTAGCACCTGTGCTAGAAGCAGAACCTGCTGCACCTGTATAACCCGTGTATCCAGTGTACCCTGTAGCACCAGTGCGACCTGTAGGACCTGTGACGGTAGAAGCGGCTCCCGTTGCACCAGTAGATCCTGTAGCACCAGTAATGCCTGTGTAGCCTGTTGAACCAGTAGGTCCAGTTGCTGTAGTTAAATAAGGTAAGCCAACCCAGTTAGTTGTACCATCACCAATCTTAGCTTTGTTAGTATCGTACTCGTAAGCAATTTCACCCGCCAACAAAATGGGGTTAGCAGAAGTCCAGTTCGCCGCTAGATCTCTTCGCACCTGTACAATAATTGCCATTTAAAAACCCCTGTTGTTTGCTTTGAAATCTCTTCTTGTTTGAAACACATATTGAGCTGTCTTAGAAGTGTTTATTGAACCAGATGGACCTGTTGGACCTGCTGTTCCAGTGTTTGCATCAAACGCTCCTGCAGCAGCACTTGAAGCAGTCATTGCTGTTGTATCTGCTTTAAGCAAATAGTGGAACTGAATGGTTGAAGCATTACCGCCATCAACTAGATCTTCCTGTTGGTGATCTTTTTGTAAAGCATCTTGCCCTTCTTTTAAAGCTCTCTTTAAAGTATTAGTAATTTGCACTTGTAATTGGTTGCTTGGACCCTGGAATGTATTACCACCAGGACTTGACCATGTTGCTCTCAAATTAATTACCTCTTGTTAAATCTACAATACCTGGAAATACTGCAGCAATTTCTTCTTTAGTTTTCTTACTTTGTTTTGTACCCAATTCTACAATTAAGTTTTCTAGATCTTCATCCGACATTTCCCTAACAGATGTTTCACTTTTAATATTTAAAGTTGATGATTGATTTGGCATTGATCCTGTTGCTTTTAAATAAAGTTCTGCACTCTTGGTATCTCCAGCAACACCTTTGATATATAAAGCGTCTAGGAGCTTCTGAGTGCGCTCTGGTGATTGATTAAGACCCTCAACGCCTAGCTTCCAACGCTCAATAAAATTCTTTTTCTTTTCCCAAACACCAAGAGTATTTTGGTGAACATTGTTTTGTTCAGACCAAGCCTTCTTAGTTTTTGGATCCCTCTGCACTTCTGGAGTTAACAGCCAAGTAAGGTAAAGCTCCTGTTCTCTTGAGAGCAAGAGCGCTTCTTTGTTAGCCATTGTGATAACCCTCCATTTTGGGCATATTTATCCCATACTTATATAGATTTCCATTACATTGTTGTGCTTTAACAGAATACATGTTACTATTGTACCATGACAAAGAAAACAACAGCAAGAGGGAAGAACAAAACCCCAATGGATTGGTTGTACGATGGACATTTGTTTTCCGAACTGAAGATAACTCGGGCAGACGGATCTGTTGATAAACAACCTCCAATGGAACATGGGGATATTATGGAGATTGTTTACCCCCGCAAAAGAAAATCAAAGAAAAACTTGCAAGTTGAACAATAACCTGTTACTATCATAAGTGCGTCAATAAGTACAACTTAATAATACACGGAGCCTAAGGTTTAAAGCTCTTTCCATGCGGTGCGGGAAAGAATACGCAGCTTAGAAAACTATGGTAATTAGACCAGAAATGGCTTAAATCTTCTATGCCTGCCATCAGCGTCTGTAATGGAGAAAAAAAAGAAAACACGAAGGTAATTATATTACAATCCAGTGAGTCCTAATCTGGTGAGTTAATGGCATCCTCCTCCCGTAATATTTTTATTACGATTGCCATGGAGGGGGGGATTAAAAACCTTTGTAAGCAACAACACTCTGGAAAGAATAATAATATTATTAATATTAATATAGTTTTCGGGGAATACAGAAGTTAGCTTGTATGCTTTTTCTTTTTTTCTTACTCTTCTTTTCTTTCTTTTAAAAGAATATATATCCGTGATATATCACCAGATA